GCGCTACCGTCAAATTACATTCGCAAAGATGAGTTTCAAGAAGGCGTCAAAGAACTGAAAGACATCTGCCGGCAAATCTTTGAGCGGCTTGAAAACAAAGCGGATAAGTAAATGGATCCTTTTACGCTGCTGGCGGGTGCAACGGCCATCTATAATGGAATCAAGTCAGCGACGGATGCGGGCCACGAAGCCATAGACGTTGTAGAGCGCGTTGGCAGTTTGTTCGCAAGAATAGCGCAAATCACGCAACTCACTTCTGGAAATCGGAAGAAGAAACTTTTCCAAAGTCAAGCAGAATATGAAGCTGAAGCAATAAAATTGTACGCTTTGAAAGCCAAAGCGCAACAGCTTCAGTTGGACACCAAGAACCTGTTTGTAGGGGCGTACGGCCTTGCAGCGTGGACTTCCATTCAGAAGGAAGTGACGGAAATGCGTAAGGAGGCCGTGCGTCAGGCCGCCGCCGCGCAGAAGGAAGCCGAGGAACGCCAAGCCGAGCTGATCATGGGCGCTTGGATGTTCTTGGGCGTCATTGTTATGGCTCTCGGTCTTGCACTTTTCGTTTACCTGACCGCGCACAAATGAGATACCTGATGGCGGTTGCATTTTTGGTTCTGTCAGGGTGCGAGGATCGTTATCGCTATCCATGCCAAGACCCTAAGAACTGGGACGCGCCGGAGTGCAACCCGCCCATCTGCACCGCCTCTGGAACCTGTTCCGCAGACACGCTCAAACAAAATCCATGCGGAGCCGTCGCAAGATGAGGATCAAGGAAGACGAACTCCACGCCCTTCTCCAGTTTATCATTGGCATCAGCCTTTGCCTGACACTGACGGGTACTGTGTTCGCTGTCTTGTACAGCCTGATATTTGTCGTGCAGCCGATTGACGGGCAAGCGCCAAACGATCAGGAATTTTTCAAGTTAATCGCCCCAATCGCAACATTTCTGACAGGCACGCTGTCGGGTATTATGTTGGGATCTAAATCTACTGGAGGTAAGGACGATGGATCTTCTTAAAACATTTGGGCCGCTACTCGGCTCAGTTGCGCCTAGCATTGCTACGGCCCTTGGTGGCCCACTGGCGGGCATGGCCACGAAGGCGCTATCCCAAGCACTGCTAGGCAACGAGGACGGCTCTGAGGACGATTTGCAAACGGCGCTCCGCGCTGCATCACCTGAACAGCTTGCAACGGTCAAGAAGATTGACGCCGACTTCCGTGTCCAGATGAAGAGCCTAGACATTGATCTGGAAGCGCTCGCGGTGGACGACCGCAAGTCGGCGCGGGCAATGCAGACAGAGGTTAAAGATTGGATTCCACGGGCTTTGGCGATCAGCGTCACGCTAGGCTATTTCGGTATTATTGCGTATGTCTTAATCAGCGGGTTGCCGTTGAATGGCTCAGAAGTCCTGCTTATGCTGCTCGGCACATTATCCGCCGGGTGGACAGGCGTTATGGCGTTTTACTTTGGCTCGTCGTCTGGCTCACAGAAGAAAGACGCCATGATCCACAACTCAAAACCTTTGGAGTAAGTCGTGAAAGATAATTTTGAAGAGTGCCTCGCCCATGTCTTGAAACATGAAGGGGGGTATGTCGATCACCCCAAAGACCCCGGCGGAGCAACAAATTTAGGAGCCACCAAGAAAGTCTGGGAAGAATGGGTCGGCCATGAGGTAACCAAAGATGACATTAAAGCCCTCACAGTTGCCGACGTCGCGCCCCTTTACAAAGCCCGGTACTGGGACAAGTGCCGCTGCGATGACCTCCCGCATGGGGTGGACTTTGCTGTTTTTGATCTTGCTATTAATTCTGGTACTGGCCGTGCCAGCAAGTTTCTTCAGGGCGCTTGTGGTGTGGCTGCTGATGGCGCTATCGGCCCTGCTACACTTGCCGCTGTAGCAAAGATGAACCCGCGTGAACTGGCGTCAAAGATCTGCGAGCGCCGCTTGGAGTTCCTGCAAGCCCTGCCAACATGGGAAACCTTCGGCAAGGGTTGGGGCAGGCGCGTAGCCGAGACGGAAGAGGTAGCGTTCAAGATGGTCGGTTGAACGACGGGTTGCTCTGGACGCGGACTTCGGGGTTAGCCCAAGTCCATATCTCACCCGTCTCTTGAACGCACACCCACATCAGGTGATGCTCTTCGCCGTAGTCAATCACGAAGTGCGCCAGTGCTTTACCCTTCGGGGTAATCATTGGCAGTGTGGGGGACAGTTGAAGGATCATCACTCTTTCTCCTTAAATTCAGCAATTGCTTTATCAAACTCTTCATGCGTGAACTCAGGCGATAGCCGCATCATGTTTACACGGAACGCAGCAATCAAAGTACCCTGAACCCTTTGTAGCCGTTCAATTTCTTTCAGCGCATCGCTAAATGCGTTTGATGTATTTTTGATTTGTTTTTCCAATTCAAAAATCAAATCGTCAATAGTGTCACCGTGTCCCGTTGCCAGTCCGCAACGGATCATCATTTGAGCTAATTTTTCGGTGTCATCCATCACTCTTTCTCCTTCAGTGCGGCACGGGCAACAAGAGCGGCTTCTTGGCAATCATCACAACAAGTGTTGTTGGAGATTGATTGCAACACCTCCCGCAACCGCTTGATCTCGGCGTCTTGTTTTTCCAAATCGGCATAGGTGCCCTCGCGGCATTCCCTTTCAAAATCAACTTGCCCTCGCAGTTGCTCAATCGTATCGGCGGCATCACGCAAAGCGATTGCATCGCTATCAAACTTCACAAGACCAATCCGTTGCCGCAACCGTTCAACGATATCCATCAGGTATCCCCTTCAATGTATCTGCTGTGGCCTGCTTTAAAAACAAATTATCGGCTCTTGACACAAACTTAACAGCATCAAGCAACGCTTCCCTCAACTTAACGATCTGGTCGGCTCCATCAAATGCGTTCTGACATTCTTCCTCAGCCCCGCATGGTGTTGATTCAAAATTACAGGTGCAGTTTTTCCGCAGTCTTTCAACGATATCCATCACTCTTTCTCCTTCAGTGCTTCATGGGCCAACGCTGTCATTTCAACCAACATTTGAGTGATGTACTGGAGAGATGCGTGACCAGTATTGAATTTGAACGGGCTGAGCTCAGTTATCTGTTGTAAAACTTTCCGCAACCGCTCGATCTCGTCGGCGGCTTCATCGGGTAGGCTGCTTCCTTCACCATAACTTTCATACAATGGGTGGTTTCTCAACAATTTAACGATATCCATCACTTTTCTCCATTAAAGCTGCGCGCATCGCGGCTGAATTTTGTTTCTTCCCCAACTCTGATAGTGGATGAGCCAATATCCTTTTGCTGAAATGATGCCAAAGGTTCAACCCTATCACCTGCAAGACGCAACGCTTCCCGCAACCGCTCAATCTCGTCGGCGGCTTCAATGCAATCCGCATCTGGCCTATCTGAGTCCGCCAATTCTTCCCACGTTCCCAACCCCCATTCCACAGTTGCAATGTATTGTTCTTTTTTCGTTCGCAACCGTTCAACGATATCCATTACTCTTTCTCCGGTGCGTTTTGTGCGTCTTTCATGGCAGAAAACCAATCCGCATCCCCGTTTTCAACAAAGTTCCGGATTGCCTTTGCGGCTTGTGCGGGTGTCACTTTTCCGTAATTGTCTACCAGACCATCCCAAAATAACCAGTCTTCACCATTTTCATCTTTCTCCGCTGCATCAGCGTACTCTTGAAACGGCGGGTAGAATAATTCATGAAGATTTTTATCCTGATACTCTGCATCCTGAACAAATTGTTCCGCTCTGTCCACGGCATCATCGCCGTAGAAAATTGTACCCTCGTCTGTTCTTGGGTCGGGCATTTCCCTGTTCAAAAGCCAGCACCATCCACCAATACAGGCTACCGTGCCACAATCGTAATTGGTGTGGGCTGTAACCTGTAAATTAAAGTTCATTTGGTTCGGCTTTGGTGGGTTATCACCAAAGTTGGTTCGTGGATCAGTATGGATGAGGGCTTTTGTTTCCAGCATTTCTGCTACAGCCAACAGTGCTTCCTTCAAACCTTTTTCAGTGTCTATCTTTTTGTTCATCTTACGCTTTCTTTCCTATTGCTGTTTCAGGGGGGTTAGATACCTTTTGTCCAAGGACATTAGGTATGCCGATCACGCTTTCTCCTTCAGTGCAGTCAACAAACCTCCAAGACGAGCAGCTTTATTAAATATTTCAGTTTGGTTGTTTGATGCAATCGCATCTTCAAGTTCTGAGTTATATTGCCGCAACCACTCAATCTTGTCGGCTCTCCTAAGAGCGTTATCGGAAATGATAGCGGTGGGAGCATCATCTTTGGCAAATAATCGCAGTCGTTCAACGATATCCATCACTTCTCTCCATTAAAGCTGCGCGCATCGCGGCTAAATTTTGTTTCTTCCCCGACCCTGATAGTTGATGAGCCAATGTCTCCCAGATACCGCCGCTGTTGCTCAAACAACGGCCTGACATACGACAGCGCGTTCTCAAGCTGCTTCTCCAGAAGCGCCACGCGCTTGCGTAGTTCAATAATGTGATCCATCGTCACGGGGTCGCAATGTCTTTGTGTCATAGCGGAACCATCCCGCATCGCCCGTAAGTCTTGCTTATCTCTCTTTTCCAAAAGTTAGGCCCAGTGCGTTCATTCTCCGGTATCGGAACTTGATACTCGTGCCATCGCCAAGCCATGCAACTCTTCCCAACGCAACTCACGTCCGCAGCACGCGCCCCCATAATTGGGCAAGACATCTTTCTTGCCTCTTCCGGCGTCACATAATGTGGGTTTCTTTCATCCATCACTCTTCTCCTTTCAACTTCTCCAACAGTTCAACGCGCTCCCGCGTGTTACGCAGGATGCAATACCTCTGGTGCAACCTGACGATGAACGTAGGCCGCCTGTCGTTGTCGGTTTCATAGTCGATCAACATCCTCAGTTCGTCCTCGGTGTACGACATCAACTTGCTGTTCAGCACAACCCAATTCTCTATGCGCATCTTAACTCCTCAATCGCTATGTCGGATAGCGCCCGTCTATCATGAAGCCCCGCCCAGATCCCCTCGTCTACCGTCTTATTCGTTATAAAAATGTAGCACCACACATCGTGCTTCTGCCCGCTACGGTGCAACCGCCCGACCGTCTGCTCGTATAGTTCCAGCGACCCGCGTGGTAACGACAGGAACGCAATATGCGACCCGCCATACTGTAAATTCAGGCCATGCCCTGCGGACTTCGGGTGGACGAACAGCAGTTCAACCTTGCCGGAGTTCCACCGCTCTATAGCGTTGTCGTCGTCAAGCGTGAGCGCCTTCGGATACCGGCGCTTCAACTCTGCCAGTTCTGCTTGGTATGTGTACACCACGATTGTCGGCGCGTGTTGGTTCTCCTGCAACAACTCGTCAAGCAGATCAAACTTGTGCGTCGAGAGCCAAAACGGCGTCTTGGTCGTCTTGAACTTGCCCGGCGTTGATGTCGCCTCGGTAACGCTCTTGTACACGAACCCCGACGCCATCTGCTGCAACTTGCCCGACACAACAGCGGCGTTGGCCGCGATTATCTTGGTATTGTTGTATTCAAGAACGAGATCCTTCTTCATCTTCTCGTAATGTTTACGATCCATGTCGCACCGCATCTCGACGACGTGGAGCGGCGGCAGCGTGTCACTGTACTCGCCTGGCTCAAGCACAAACGTCGCGGGCTTGATGTGCGCCATAACCTTCTCAAGGGAACCCTTGCGCGGCATCCACTCGCCGTACTCTTTGTTCATCAGGATGAAATACTGCTGCATGAACGCGCCCTTCGAGCGGCCAAGCAAATTCTGGTCAACGATCTTGCATTGCCCGAACACATCCTCAAGCCCGTTCGACGTAAAGCTGCCCGTCAAGCCCCACCTGACGCGCATGGGTTCAATCACCTTGGCGAGCGCCTTGAACCGTGCGCCTGACGGGTTCTTGAGCCGTGTCAGCTCGTCAAACACAATGGCGTCAAAGTTCAACTTCTGAAGCGCCAGCCATTGCAGATTGTCGTAGTTCGTCACGACGATGTGCGTATTGGCCTGCAACGCCTGCAACCGTTGCTTGGGCGTCCCGACCGCTAACGACATTGTGAGGTTAATGGCCCACAGAGGCCGCTCCACAGGCCAGACCTTCTTGACCACGCGCAACGGCGCAAGGACAAGCACACGGTTGATGTGACCGTGCCGGATCATGTCCTGCAATGCTGTCAACGTA